GACATACAAATTTGAGTCCTTGATAGCATACGATCGGGTCGTTTATGCTCTGCTTTCGATGCATAGGGTCATAGTTCTCCCACCCGTTATGGACTTTAAGTCTATTACTGACCCAGGGACAGGCTCAGATGCTAAGATCACGGACGAGGAAATAGCCTCTGCACTTGACACCCTTGGTATTACACCCTCTGAGTTCAAGGAACGGTTACACGCGAAGTCTGCGACGCAGCAGCATTACATCATGGCGTCGGCCGGGCCCAATGGCCCTGCTACTTGGACTGCATACTCTGATGCCATAGCCTTGCTTGAAGACCTTACAATCTGGAAACAGTTCCGGACACTGGCCGAGAAAATGAAGCTGTCACGCTTCGTTGACCACCTGATAGCAGTGTCAGCAGTCCCCAACTCAGATCCTGTTCCAGGTACTCCAGTATACTCAGGCCGTATCCACACCTTTGAGGAGTGGGGAGGTAAGACCCGAAATGTGGCAATCGTGGATTACTGGACTCAGCTGATCTTAACTCCTTTACACGACACGATCTTCGATTACCTTCGGGCCCTGACTACGGATTCTACCTTCGACCAAGACGCGGCATGTGAGACTATCCGCCAGTGGACAGCAAACAAGGATTCAGCCCTCAACTCATTCGACCTCACCGCTGCAACAGACCGGTTACCAGCAAGCTTCCAGGTACGTATTTTGAAATACTTACTCGGTGATGCTGCCCTCGCACAAGCCTGGGCGGATGTACTATCTAAACGCCTGTACCGTACCTCAGACTACCAGATGATCTCCTACTCAGTGGGCTTACCAATGGGATCTAAGTCCAACTGGGCCATGCTCGCTTTGACACATCATGTCATAATCCAGATAGCAGCATCTCGTGCGCTTGACAACACGAGTGGTCACGTATTGGCCAACCCAGGTGCACCGGTTACCTCTACTCCTAAGGGCATGCTACCAGGGCCAGGCTCCTACTCAGCATACCGCGTTTGCGGTGACGACGGCTGCATGAACGGTACCCGGGTAGCAATAGAGTACAAGGTTATCATGAGCCAACTCGCTCTCGTCATCAACGATGACAAGTCTGTGTTACACAACACAACAGCCCTACCAGCAGCTGAGTTCTGCAAGAGGGTCTTCATAGCCGGACTTGAGCTAACTACCATTCCTGTTAAACTACTCGTCAAAACGACGATGAATGGGCGACTTGCACCCCAACTTCAGTCTCTACTCGTGAGCCGTGGTATGTCATTACCAGGATCAGGTATCATGTCATGGATGGCAGCTCTTGTTGACCACGAATCATTCTCTTTCTTAGTGGTCCTTAACTTGATACCCACAGCCATATCTGGACTAACCGGTACGGTCCCACTACCACACAATGCGCCCAAATTTGAGACAATGCTAGACGAGACGGTCACCCTCGATGAAGGTAAGATAACACAGGGTTATACATACACAGCTGCTGTGGAAGAGCTGAAACGGTTGGATGCATTATTGCGTACGACTGAAGCAGTCCACAAGGGGATAGAGCAGCACCTTCTCGGTTTCGATCATATCAATCTTGACGACCTAGGCTGGGCTGGTGATCTAGAGGGAGCACCAGTGCTGGCTCAGCTGAAGGCCATGAAACATGAAATAGGGTACACACATCCAGTGGTGATGGCCGCGATGGCCGAGACATCACGTGTGGTAAACCTACTCGCCCAACTCGCCGCTGGGGCGACTGACATCTCAACTCTTGCCCGACTACGTCTCCTGGATTCATTCCGTAACGCATTGGTTGCAGCATGGGCCGACCCACAGGCTGCTAGAGCACAGGCCGACCGTACTCTAATCCAGAAAACACTGTTATCCATGGCTGATCAGATCTCTA